TGCGACTCCAAATCTCCTGCACGTTCAAGGAGCTGTTCTAGTTGTGCCGCCCGTTCCTCCATCTTGCTCAGCCCCGGATAGAGCTGTGCAAATTGAGCCTTAACGGCGCTGACATTGGGGTCAGGCGGAGGCTGAACCCCTACGAGTGAGTGGAGCTGTTGCTGGATTCGCTGCAGCTCGGCCTTATATGCAGTCTCTCGCTGTGCAAACTGCTCCCGAGCTTCTCGCATTGCCGCTTCCCGTGTTTCACGGACGCGGTAAGAGGGAACCCAACCCTCACCTCCAGGCGCACCTGATGTCGCTGATGCGGGCGCTCCTGCAGTTGGTGTCGCAGCGGCAGGTGCTGCGGGTGCTGCTGGTGTCGCTGCAGCGGGCGTTGCTCCTGTGTCGCCAGAAGCTGGCGTTCCTGCTGGGGCGCCACCATCGGTGCCGTCCCAAAATTTTCCTTCCGGTGACTGACTAAACTGTTTAAAGAATCCAAACATGTGAATACTCTACCTTTGTTGTCGCGGGCAAGTTCCGCGTTGGAGTTGGGGCACGGTCTCGGGTGCCCCCTGCTGGGCTGCAGGATGCAGCCCAAATCTTATTTGAGAGGGTAAACCTGAAGCAGCTGGAGCGCAATAAGAGCTCCAACGGGGAGCCAACCAGGAATCTTACTGGTCAGAAAACTACCAACGAACGAACCTGCCGCGAGCCATACAAGACCGACAGGAAGTGTAGGAAGACTCATTTAATTCTCCTTTGCGACTCCAAAGGAGCCGCATAAAGGTCTAAGGTCCTCCTTAGACCTAGACCGGACCCATCTGCTGTGGACCAGCGTTTGGGGCACCCGAGCTGCCACCGGGAACTGATTTCGTGCTCCCAGCGTTCTGATTCGAATTCTGAAGCGACTTGGATGCTCCGCCCGGTTCGGGCGGAGCACCTGAGGGCGCTGCGGGAGGCAGCGCCCCCGGATGTGGAGACATTCCCTGGTCAGGAGGCTGTCCAGGAGCGAATTCAGGCGGTGGATTGAGCACCATCTGGAGTGCCTGAAGGTGTTGCGTAATAACCACCTCCATTTGCGGGTTTCCAGCTATCAACTCCCTCATTCTATCCGTATTGAGCCACTTTACACGCTCATTCCAGTGAATTTGTGCGTTAAACCACGGCTTTACGATGAGTGGAGAGGGTCCAACCGGGTTTTGGGACCATCTTTCGAAGGCATCTTGAATCTGGAGAGCCGCTTGAACGTGAGAATCGAGTGCGGGGACCAATTCTGAGAGCCCAAAGTTCGAAAGCAGAGCATATTTCTGGTCCGGGTCCTCTGGGTTCAGCAAATGGAGGTTATTTGCTTGTTCAATAGCCGCCCGACGACCAAGAGCCGTCTTCGGCATCGTGCTTCCATCCTCAATCTTGATGGAAACCTGCCCCTGAAGCTGCGCATTCTCAAAATGCCTGAAAGTATAACCTTTCGTCGCGTCAACTACGGCATATGTGCGCTCTTGTGGGCCAAATTGACGTTCCAACTCAACTGCCACCGAGAACCACTGCCTATACATCTCGCCGCGAGCATTGAAGACAGAGCCGAAACGGCTCTGGGAACGTTCCACCAGCAACTGAAGGGCCGCAAATGCCTCAACACCGGCCGGTTTTTGTCCCTTAATGATATCGAAGGCACCAGAAAGCGACTCGATATCGGACAGAATCTGCTCCCGCAACTGATAAAGTGTGCTAGGAACCTCCGTTCCGGGAATTCTCTCTGGTTTTCCCTGCCCACCAACGGAGAGAGGATTCCATTTCATAACCAGACCAGGCTCACCAGTGAAATGCTCAATCCCAGCACCCTCTGGGATAATCCACACTGGGTTGGCCATTCTCTGAACAATCAATTGGATTAGCGAATCCAACTGATTGAGCTGGTCCTGCTTCTGAATAATCGGGCTGATTGCACTGCGGCCATACAAACGACCTCCGAGGTGTTCATATTGGGCGTGCATGAAGGGGAAAAGTGGATTTCCCTCAATGTCTTTGTAGGGGAAAGGACCTGGAATGCCTTCTTCTGGCATCTGCAATAACAGGGGACTTTTGTCTCCTATTACTCGCATCACTAGTCCGTCTGGGAATTCTGGCGTCGGCTTGAGCCAGAGTTCATATTCCGTCGTGCCCTCCACTGTGTGAGCCCCTGCAGCGCCCAGGTAAGCAAACTGGGAACCAGTGCCAACATCATTCGTAAGGGCGAGGGACTTGAATATCTGTAGAGAGCGGTCATTCGGTGACTTTTCCCAGCTTATCTTAGAGATGAGCTCTGGTCTGTTTGCCTCAAACCAATGCTTATCACGCCACCTCAACCGAATTATGTAGGGGAGGTCATCCCATCGCGTAATGTTAGGAGGAAAGGCGTATTCAAAAGGGGATAAGGCCGTGGTCTTACCACGGCCTATTCCCACATGCTGCCCATTTGGTGTTCCATCAGGATTCTTAGCTGGCTTAAGAAAGATATTACCACAATTCGGGCACTTATTACCAGCCTGCACAACAGCAGTCGGTGGGAATACCTGCTGACAAGTGAGACACTGTTCATTCTGCATGAACATCCGGTTGTAACGGATGTCATTATCCCAGCTCACCTGGAGGCAGGCATTGCCAGTCGTAATCATCCAGAAATCGGCTTCCCTCATCACCTGATTCATAAGGTGTTCCTCATGAATAAGGGGAGCCATCTGGTCAGTAATCTCGGCTGCTGCTATACTTTCAGTATCGTGTCCAGTTGGTTGGGCAACTATCTGAAGTTGGATAGCCCCTAAGGTAGTGCGAACGGCCTGAACTGTCTCAGCTACCTTATTCGTGACTGGACGAGGAACCCACTTCTGCAGTCTTTTATCAACCCACTCTCTTCGAGTAGGGTGGAAGAAAATCCACTGCCTATTCGCAGTGTAGAAGAGGTCTCTCAGCCACTCACGTTCCCAAATCCACCGATACTCCGTCGACTCACGCTTCAGGGTGTCGAACATGGTAAGAAGGCGCTGCTCATCGTAGGGGCTTGCAGCCCCTACGATTCCGGGAGCCCCTGAAGAGGCTCCCGTAGCCGACAGACTATTTGTCTGTGTCGGCTGCGAGAACACCATATTGGTGGATTCTTGTGTTATGTCGGCCACTTAATTTTCTACGTCTGCCGCTGAGTCAAAGATGGGAAATCCATATTTCTTGGCCATCTTATCGCCCATGTCTTCGAAACTGAAATCATCCGTCGCCGCTGGGGCGGCGCCGACGTAGGGAACTCGAACAACCTCAGGCGCAGGCACTCGGATTCCATACGCCTTTTCAAGGAGTGCAGTTCGCTCAAGCTGAAGTGAGTTTACCTGCATTCGGAACCAGTCACTATTGACTTTGAGAGTGGCAAGCTCACGTTGAAGAGCATCTCGTTCTGCTCGCAAGCTCGCAGAATCAGCACGAAGAGCATCAACAGTATCTTTTGAAATGTGAAAGAGGTCAAGGACAGTTTTAGGAAACCACATTAGACAATTACCTTATACCTGAGCAGCAGACGATGAAGCTTATCACGCATCCTGTCCCAGTAATTGTTGTAGTCAATCTTGGTCCACGGCCTGTCATTCCTAGCTGCTTTTATCTTATACTCAATATAGACTTCTTTGAGCTTTTCATCGGTAGTAATAGGAACCTCAAGCTTAGGCGGCGTATCAACCACAGGACGGAGAATGAAGCGGGAAGGACCCACATCAACCTTCCACAGGTCCTCAATTGTGTGTTGCCTAAGCTTGAATTGAACCGGGCGGCGACCAACTAACTCACAAAATTCCGTTTTGTTAACAATTTCCATATTCTCCCTACAACCAGAAATCTCCAACTACATCATTCATGGGGGGTAGCTTCAGAGCGTCCTCATCAATCTTACGAAGCCTTTGCAATGCTCCCTGCATTTCTTCCGGCAACTTAGATAAATCCCTCTTGGGATTTAAGTCTACAATTGCCTTGGGCAATTGTGGCCAGGTCATGAGAGCATATCGGATGCAGTCCGGAAGCTCATCA